ATGTTGGGTGGAGCGGACAATCCAAATGGTGAATTACCGTCTTATATCACTGGCGCTGACACCGATAGCGGTGAAGTTACCGCGATGCAATTTGATACCATCTTGTGGGAGGTTCACGCTTCACCTCCGCAGAGATCAAACGCTGGATGCAAAATATCGCAGGTGCATTTCTGCATCTGTGAATGGAGAAGAGAGGTTGGATTGTATGTGCGCATAAACGTCCCCGTTTAGCGCAGAAGTCACCGGAGTTGTTCAGGCCCCAATGGCATGATTATGGCTGGTTGATTATTGGAAATCAAATGTGCTGAAAATTAGTCTGCCAAGTCTTCCTCAGTCGCAACTGGGTAATTCCAAATATCAAAAAAAGCTATAGCCTCCTGCCATTTGCTCCATAAGTTATCAAGTACTTGTGTAGGTTCCGTACTTTTAAAAACAGAATCAGCCGCATCACCGTTATGAACTTCCTCGTACAGTTCCATTATTAGCAGATTAACAAAGTACTGTTTCAACATTAATGCCTGATTACCTTCTTTCTGCTGGCTATCCTGCTTGATGATCTCCATCGCCCGTACTAGGCACCTGATGATATCCGCTGCATCATTAACGCTCCATTCAGATCCGCGCTTATCTTTAGCTGATGAATTGGCTCTCTCAGCGCAAGCCTTTAAAGACTCATAAAGGTAAACTCTATTTTGTAGCTGCAGCGCTTTTTTTGACGTGTACCAACTTGCAAGCGCCGACCCCGCTGCGGCTAATGTGCCAAACGCAGAAATACCTGCTGCTATTGCACTTAAGTCGGCACTGTCAAAGTTCCACATCATCGTTACACCTTATATAAATACCCCTCAGTAATATCCAATAAGGTATGTGCACAATCAATATAATTTTATCCGTATCGGCACATAGCGATTTGAACGCTACTGGTAATGGTATATTTTAGATTATATCGTCCAGTTTACAGCACCCGTATTTTATGAAATGGACTCGCATATTACCCAAAAAATGCCAGCACTTCCGTCATCGTAGAATGCTGGCAGTATTTCTAACTAGTGACTTTATTGGAACAGATTCTGACGGAATTATGGTAACACTCGACTCCACTTATCATCCAGCCACGGCTGGAATTTTACATGTGCCGTTTCTCTGGCGAGGATTGCTCGCGCTCTGTTGAGTATCTGGGGATATTCTTGCTCGATAGAAGTAAAGCGGCCGGCTTCGCGGTGCTCCGCAACCTGAAGTAGTGGAGTAACGTTCTGGCAGGCAGTTAACATCACATCACCTGCTCGCCATAACCAAGCACGTGCACAAAGTTTGTTATCAGTGAATTGTTTTGTGATTGGGTATTGTTGAACTGCTAGAACGAGAACGCCAGCATCCATTGGCAGTCCCTATAGTAAAACCATAGCTCAGGACGCTTCGTTCAGGATAGATAATTTTATTGTACTTACCTAACTTTCTTACTATAGCACGGTTGAAAAAGTGATTATTACTCAAAAATAAACCTCACCATCAACCATATATTTGAGAGTACTTATCGCCTGCTGGGCGGATATTGTTTTCATTAAAGGATAGTGTTTAAAAACAATGCCATTCATAAAATAGATATCACAGGTTTTATTATCTGTATTGATTATGATTTTTTCGAATGTTTTATAGGCAAGTGTACGACATAGCTCTCGCCCATTTTTACTGGTTAAGTCAATAGCATGAAAATCACCAAGTGAACTCACCGCTTTACTCTTCAAAGTTTTTAATGATACAGAAGCCCTTCGTAATTCCTTATCTAATACTCTGATTTTTTCTGCTATAGCGGTAACTTCAGGCGCAACAGATAATGCAGCAATTAAATTATTAATTTTCATCTGGAGCTCAATAATTTTCAACTCTAAAGTTTCATTAGCATCTTTCTTGTTTTCAACTGGTTGGATTTTACTACAATTAAAAAGCAACTCATTAATGATATTATAATCAACCAAATCTCTCTTTATTGATGGCCTGTCACATCGATGCAGTCTTCTCATCGGACAAACATAATAGCCATGCAAACTTCCAGATACCGCATGAACAATCATGGTATTACCACAAGCCTCGCACTTCATAACTGTTCGAAGTAGATTTATCAACATAGGATTTTTGCTACTATTGCTAATACCAAAAGGTGCCAACCGAATTTCCTGCACAGCGTAAAACAAATCATCTGATATGACTCTGGGATAATAGCCAGCGATTTCACTTATTCCTTTACCTCTTGCACGATATGAAGGTACGCATATACCTATCAGAGCTTTATTCGCTAATAATTTTTCAATTACAGAAGGTCCCCATGCACTTTCTTTTCCTGAGAAATTCTTTACAGCATGATCATTTAAATACTTGGCTATTGCATTCAATGAGCGCCTTTCCATCCTGAGTTTAAAAATTAGCTCAATAGTTTTCACCCTGTCGGGGTCTGGAACAAAAGCCGTTCTTTTGTCATCCAATGAGAGCCATCTCGGACAAGACGCCGTCATAATCGTGCCTGACTCCAGTGCATCCTGCCGTTTTTTCTTCCATGATAATTTAACCCGACTTGACTTTATCTCGCTTTCTTCATTTGCCCTTTGTGCTATAAGTATGGCTTTTATTAATGAATATGGCTCATTCAATGAGTCAATATTATAGACTGTATTATCGCAAAGAGTTATAACATCAATACCGTGATTCAAAATCAATTTCAGACGCTCAATCGCTTCACCGACTTTTTCTCTTGAAAGTCTGTCCAGACTTTCAACTAACAATGTAGTCCCTGGCAATATATAACCATGTTCTATAGCATCTAAAAATTCCGAAAAAGCTCCTGATTGTGCATGCTTTCCATTGAATGCGCTTAACCCCAAATCTTCATACGTTACGGTATCAAGGTAATAATCACTATTTACCTTTAGCCATTCAGTAATAAGCCTTCTCTGGCGGTTTAATGAATCACCAGACATCTGACTTGGTGATGAAAATCGCATATATGCTATGGCTTTTTTCATGGTGACACCTGCTAAAGTATGCTTTTATAAACCTTAGTGGTGAGATATGATTTTTGTTTAATTTTTATTTAAAAAGACAATTAAGGTCACATTATCTTGAATATACAACAATAATCGTATTGCAATTTTCTTACACCATAATCTTGAAAGCACAAAAGAATGAATAAAAACTAAAGACATTAACAAAAAGCATAAAACGAGGCCCATATAAATATACGAGCCTCCATATTTTAGTCGTTTAAAAACAAATTATTTTTAATGTGGTGTGCTTCGTGACAATAAATTAATAACCAACACACCGGCACAAATCAACATCATGCCTATAATGGCTGGCAGGTCCAACCGTTGGCCGAAAAATCCCCATGATAGTAAGCTAATCAGGACAATACCGACTCCTGACCAGATAGCATAAGCAATCCCTGTAGGAATATAAGCCAGCGTCTGAGCTAATAACCAGAATGATGCACAATAACAAATAATTGTACCAACAGATGGCCATAACCGTGTAAAACCTTCTGAAAACTTCATTAAGGTTGTACCAATGACCTCTGCAAGTATTGCACCACCAAGATAAATATAAGGATTCATAGCATATTCTTTCCTGTTCAAACTGGAGAGAATTGTACTACAGTTTGAACTCAACTCACCTGTTTCATCATTGTGTACCCATTGATGTTCTTTTATATACCCTCAATACCCGTTTCATCGCGGCACTCTGGCGACACTCCTTAAAAATCAAATTCGTGCTCACCTTTCCTTCCCATTCTTCTCTGGTAGCGAACCGATAATACACCGTTCGCCAGACCTTACCATCAACGACTAGGATTCCTGCCCGCGCCATTTTAGCCGCAGCCTGATTTATGCTGGTTACCGTTGCGCCTGTTACCGCGGCAACGTCCTGCGCACAGAATTTCTTATGAGTCCCCAGGTAATGAATAATTGACTCTTTGCCCGTCATACCCTTGCTCCTTTCAGCCCAAACTTAGCTTTGATTTCTGCGATCTTCGCCAGAGCCTGTGCACGATTTAGAGGTCTACCGCCCATGACAGGAAGTTGTTTTACTGGTTCAGGTATAGCCTCACCACGGTTAATTCGTGCGGTCATACAGGACAGTTCATCGGCAGCCTTGCGCCGTAATTCCGCGTCAGTCAACGCATTGGCCCGCATGTTCTGATACAGGTTGGTAACCAGCCAGTAGTGCGCGTTTGATTTCCACGGATAAGACTCTGCATCCGGATACAGCCCGCGCTTCCGGCAATACTCGTAAACCATATCAACCAGCTCGCTGGCGTTTGGCAGCCCGGCGGTAACGGATGCTTCTTCCCGGCACCAGGCGACAAACTGCCCGGGTGATGGCAGGAATGGTCGATTCTGCCGACGGGCTACGCGCATTCCAGCGTTAACCTGTTCCATTGTGGTGATCCCGTTTTCCCGAAAAGCCAGCACCCACTGGCGGCGGATTTCGTTCAGTTCATTCTGGTCACGGTTAGCCAGGCTCGCCGGGAAAGTTGCCAGTAACTGGCTGAACACACCGTTGATGATCTGCGCTACCTGCTGTACCTGTGGCTTTTCGTCGTACTGTTCCGGCATGTTGTTGGCGATCCGACGCATCTGCTCACGGTCAAAGTTAACCATCTGTGCGGCGATGTTTTTCATAGATCCACCCCGTAAATCCAGTCAGTGTTTGTCAGGTCGAGTTTTGGTTTGCCGACTGTCACGCCAGCCTGTTGCTTGTTCCGGTTGATTTCGAGCTGGGTCCACTTGTCGCGGAGTTTGGCCGGACTCAGCACGTTACCGGACCAGAAGTTGTCCTGGCAGGCCCAGCGGAACAGTACACACATGTCGCGGTGGTTACGTCCATCACGTTCACGCATCAGACGGATATCGTTACCGGGATCGACGTGAGAGCTGTCGAACAGGGGGATGATGCGTGGCACAAATTACGGCTCGGCGTCATCACCGCTTCAGAAGTTCACAACGTGATAGCAAAGCCCCGCTCAGGAAAGAAGTGGCCTGACATGAAAATGTCCTACTTCCACACCCTGCTTGCCGAGGTTTGCACCGGTGTGGCTCCGGAAGTTAACGCTAAAGCACTGGCCTGGGGAAAACAGTACGAGAACGACGCCAGAACCCTGTTTGAGTTCACTTCCGGCGTAAATGTTATTGAATCCCCGATCATCTATCGCGACGAAAGTATGCGCACCGCCTGCTCTCCCGATGGTTTATGCAGTGACGGCAATGGCCTTGAACTGAAATGCCCGTTTACCTCCCGGGATTTCATGAAGTTCCGGCTCGGTGGTTTCGAGGCCATAAAGTCGGCTTACATGGCCCAGGTGCAGTACAGCATGTGGGTGACGCGAAAAGATGCCTGGTACTTTGCCAACTATGACCCGCGTATGAAGCGTGAAGGCCTGCATTATGTCGTGGTCGAACGGGATGAAAAATACATGGAGGTTTTTGACGAAATGGTACCGGAGTTCATCGAAAAAATGGACGAGGCACTGGCTGAAATTGGTTTTGTATTTGGGGAGCAATGGCGATAGCCGTAGCAACGAGGTGCAAATGATATGACAGTTAAGGAATGCTACCTGTGTTCGTTCTGATCCAGCGCGGGCAGTCCTTCGTCGACGCCAACAACTATCCGGTTCAAGTCTGCAAGGTAACGCTGACACAGGTGATCTTCCGAAGGCTGGATGGGAGAACCAGAGCCGCATCAATTAACTCATTTAATGCAGAATTTGAGCGAATCGATCACAACGAACTACATATGATTAAAGCAGAAATTGAGAAGGAAAAGCATATTGCCAGCCTTCGAAAAATGCGCCGCATATCAATCAACTGACAACCGCCTTCGGGCGGTTTTTAATGGCGAAAATATGGATTCACACAGTATCACCCTCAAAGAGGCCTGTAAGTTTCTCAAGATATCAAGGCCAACAGCTGTTAACTGGATACGAACGGGCCGACTACAGGCAACCCGAAAAAATTCTTCCGGTAAAAGATCACCTTATCTCACAACCCGGCAAGCCTGCATTGCAGCACTTCATTCACCGCTGCATACTGTCCAGGTGAGCGCGGGTGATGGCATAACAGAGGAAAGAAAATGTCACTCTTCCGCAGAGGTGAAATATGGTACGCCTCGTACTCGCTCCCGGGCGGGAAGCGAATTAAGGAGTCTCTTGGCACAAAGGACAAGCGGCAAGCTCAGGAGTTGCACGACAAGCGAAAAGCAGAACTCTGGCGAGTAGACAGACTGGGGGATATGCCAGATGTCACTTTCGAAGAAGCCTGCCTGAGATGGCTTGAGGAAAAAGCCGACAAGAAATCCATCGATTCCGATAAATCCAGAATCGCATTCTGGATTGAGCATTTCGAGGGAATAAGGATTAAGGATATATCGGAGGCAATGATCTACTCAGTTATCAGCAAAGCGTATAACCGAAAAACAAAGGAGAGATGGAAGTTGCAGGTGGAGGCTGCATTAAGAAAAGGGAAAGAACCACCAGCCTATATACCTAAATCGGTGAGCACGCAAACAAAAGCAACACACCTGGCAATGATCAAGGCTATTCTGCGCGCCGCAGAGCGAGACTGGAAATGGCTTGAAAAAGCACCTGTAATCAAAATACCTGCCGTAAAAAACAAACGCGTGAGATGGCTGGAAAAAGAAGAAGCCAGGAGACTCATTGATGCATGTTCTGATCCCCTGAAATCTGTAGTTAAATTTGCACTGGCAACTGGCCTGAGGAGATCAAACATTATTAATCTGGAGTGGCAACAAATCGATATGCAGCGACGTGTTGCCTGGGTAAACCCTGAAGACAGTAAGTCAAACCGCGCTATTGGGGTCGCACTGAATGACACTGCCTGCAAGGTGTTGCGTGATCAAATAGGCAAACATCACCGCTGGGTGTTTGTTTATACCACTGCTGCCAGAAGGCCTGACGGGACAATGACACCAAGCATCAGAAAGATGCGCCTGGACTATAACACATCGTGGTTAACAGCATGTCGTCGGGCAGGAATTGAAAATTTCCGTTTTCATGACCTCCGCCATACCTGGGCCAGTTGGTTAATTCAGTCAGGTGTACCACTGTCAGTACTTCAGGAAATGGGCGGCTGGGAGTCTATCGAAATGGTGCGTAGGTACGCACACCTTGCACCTAATCATTTGACAGAGCACGCGAGGAAAATTGACGACATATTGGGTGACGATGTCCCAAATTTGTCCCACCCTGAGGTTTTTGAGGATGCAAAGAAAGCATAA